GGCACTTGATGCCGTGCAGGACGCAGGCAAACTGGGCCACGCCCGTCATGCCCTTCTTGAGAGCCAGCCCCGCGACCTTGGTCAGTGTGCCCAGAACGTCGACCTTGTCCGCCGCGTGGCTGGTAGCGTCAAACGCGTCGCCCGCGTCCTCACTGTTGTACGTCCACGATGGCTTGCCGTCCTGTCCGTCACCGTCATTAAACTTGAGCTGCCCCACGTTGCAGTACAGGTAGTCGTTGCCATCCGCCGTCACGATCTGCAGGTTGCTGCCCTTGATGTCCTTGATTTCGCCCTGGACCTCCTTCTCGCCCCAGCTGAAGCTCACCAGGTCACCGATCGCCGGCTTCGTCAGCATCGGCGCCGTCGTGCCCTGGTTCGTGGACAGCGTGTCCAGGTCGCCCTTCGTTACCGCTCCGCTTGTCCCCATCTTGGCACCGCCGTCCTTCCAGTCGTCTGGGAGCTGGTCCTCGGCGCCCAGCGCCTTGGCCCGAGTTTTGATGTGCGCCTTGACCTTGTCCGGGTCCTTGGCGCGGCCGAACGCCTGCACGGCGTTCTTCAGGTCCTCAGCCGTCTCGATCGGGTACGACCCGTCAGGCAGCGCCGCGCCGCTGGCCGCCGCCTTGTCGCGCTGCTTGTCTGAGAAGTCCCGCTTGGCCAGCGCCGCGAGCTCGACGGCGTAACCCGGGTTAGCCGTCAGGAGGGCGGCGATCTCGTCGACCGCGGCCACACCGGGGTCCACCGCCGGTACGGGGGCGACTGGCTTAAACGCCTTCTGGACGACCGTGCCGTCCGCCTTCTTGATGTCGAAGAAGAGCGCCGTCGGGATGCACGGGCGGTCGACCAGGCTGATCTCAGAGGGCTTGGCGATGTAGCGCGTGAGCTTGGCATCAGCCGGGTCTGCCCACTTCTTCACGTAGTCTCCGCCGATCGAGAACCCGGTGTGAACGCCCTCCAGCACCTTGTCCCACTCGTTGTTGTCTACGATCTTGGCGGTGATGTCGATCGCCTTTGCCGGGTCGTTGAAGTCCATCTGGGTGACCTTGCCTGCGGCCACGTTGCTGTGCATCGAACGGACGTTCCCGAGCGACTTGCCCTTGGTGACGCCGGCGATCTCCTCCGTCCACTTTTCGAAGTAGGGCTTGCTGCCCTCGTAGTCGAAGATCTCGTCCGCCTTGTCCGGCACCTCCTGGACCGCCCGGCCCGTGACCAGACGGTTGGCTTCGTCGACCTTGGTGATCTGGAAAAACAGGTTGGGCTTCATCTGGTCCTCGCGGGTTGAGCCTGAAGAATTATACGCCACAGCGGATGACCGCCTGGACAGACCTCACTTTGGTTTGTGACTGGCGTCCCCGGGCCGTGACTTTGGTCCCCGCGGGCTGCCCTTGCCGGGCTCCCAGGCGCCTTTGATATCAGCCGCTCCGGGCGCGTTGGCCGTGCTGCCTGTCTGCCCCGGCCCGCTGAAGCGCCCACGTTCATCCCGGCTCAGGCCGCCCCGGTCCTTGGTCACGCTGCCATCACGGTGCATGGTGCCGCGGCCCGCCTTCATGGCCTGGCTGAACGCCTGCAGGTCATCACTCATCATCCTCTCCGCTGTCGTCGCTGCCGTCACCCCAATCCAGCACCGGAATCACGTCGCATACACAGTTGGGGTGCTGCGGCGGCCCGTCGTCACCCGACGGAAACTGCTCGTCCAGTCCGATCGTCCCGGCGTCTGCGTTCTCATCGCACGGGTCATCAACGTCATGCTCCGATCCCAGCACCCACGCCTTGCCCTGCACCACGCCCGACGCCGTCCAGCCCGCCAGGTTCCCCTGCACGTCGGCCTTGGCCAGCTCGGTCCGGGCGATCACCGCGGCGCGCTCCGGGCTGAACGCGTAGCTGTCCTCGATCGCATTCGCCAGGTCTGTCGGCGTCGTGCCCTGCTGATAGGCATTCGCCAGCAGACGCTGCAGCATGGACCGGGTCGATTCCGTGATGGCCCACTGCGCATCCGGATTATCGATCACTGAGCCGTCCTCCAGCACCCGCTTGCCCACCAGCTCCATCCCGCGGTCCTGGGCGTACGCCGCGGCGCGCTGGTTAACCCGGACGAGCTGGGCGGGCGACGGCGTGGCGACGCCGACCTGCTTCAGGCCCTCGAGCCCGCCATTCATGACGATGTCCCGCAGCTCATCCTGCGTGAAGCCACCCGCCACGTCCCAGTCCAGCTGCAGCTGGGCCACGACCGCCGCCGCCTGTGCCGTGGCCTCACTGGCGAGCAGCCCACCCGGAGCGGCGGCGTCCTGGTCATCCGCCTTGACCAGCTTCTTCGCCGCTACGACCCGCGCCGCCACCGCCTGGCCCTGCGTTCGCAGGAAGTCCGTCAACCGGCCCGTCAGCCTGGCCCGTGCCTCCAGGATCGCCGGTCGCTCCCGGTCGATCGCAGGCACCGCCTTAGTAGTCTGACGGGCCCGAGCTTTTCCCAGGTAGCGGCCCTCCTCCAGCTTCACTCCGTCATTCGGGCCCTTCGCCGGGTCGTCCAGCGCCGTCTGGGTCTTGCCGCCGGGCTTTGCGGCTGGCTTCGGCTTGGCTGCTGGCTTTACGGCCGGCTTGCCAGTGGCAGCGCCCTGGCCTGGTGGACCCGCGCCGCCACCCGCCGCCACGGCTCCCTGCCGCAGGGCGTCCGCCTGGTCCTGCTTCGCCTGGGCGTCCTGCGCGGCGGCCTCACCCAGCGTGGGCGCCGACAGCACGCTCTCGATGGTCAGGGCCCCCTGCGCGGTGATAATCAGGTTCGGGCATCCGATCGGCTCCATGCCCCGGCTATCGCGCACCTCGTCAATCGAGGCCGAGCCGTTCTTGATGTTGATGTCGTCGATCTTCGCCTGCTCCAGCGGATCCAGTGAATCCTCAAGCTCCCAGCCGAACTCCAGGTCCGTGTAGCCGAAATACCGCCAGATGACCAGGTCCATCAGGTCCTTGACCCACTGCATGAGCGGCACCAGCCCCTCCTCGAGCGCCGCCTCCTGGGCGGTCTCCGCGGTGGCCCGGTTCATGTGCTGGATGAACGGCTGCGGGCTGATGCTGAAGCAGAAGCAGCAGACCCGTGCCAGCCACTCATCGTACTTGTCGGTAAGGATCGCATCCTTCGTATTGACAGCCTTGGTTCCGTCTGGCGCGAACTTGGTCTTGCGCCGCTGCGACAGGTCGCCCTCCAGCAGGCGGTTCCAGATGACCTCGAACTCCTCGATCTGCGCCGGCGTCCAGCCCTGCGGGACGGTGAGGATCAGGTCGGGCGTCGAGCCCTCGGTGTAGTACTGCAGCTGGTAGAGCTGGCGGTTGATGGCAATGTTCACCGTCATCAGGATCTGCTCGACGGGTCCGAAGCCGTACGGCGTATTCACCCGGAGGTTGCGCGGGTAGTAGATCAGCTCGTCGGCCGTGTAGTCAACCGCTGGCACGCCCTTGATGATCTGCTGGTATGCCGGATCAGGCGGCAGCGGGCGGCGCCCCTCGTCGTCGATCAGCGGCTTCATGGTCGTGCCGTCGATCAGGTCGAGCGAGTAGGGCCGGTTGGCATTGGTCATGCGGGGGTAGATGCAGGCGGCGTCCGTGACCAGCATCTCCTCGAGCAGCATGCGCAGCCACTGCTGCCAGGGATGTACGCGGTCAGGCATGCGCAGGAAGTCCTTGACCTCCGTGACCCGCGGGTCATTGCCGCCCTCCTGGTCCTCGTCCACCGGGCCCACCGCCCACTTGATCTTGACCAACTGGTCCTTGCGCGTCTCGATGAGCATCCGCAGGATGTCGTAGTTGTCCGCGAGCGACCGCAGCGCCGCGAACGTCGTGGGGTTGTCCTGCCGTGGAGTAATCCGCAGGTTGTAGCCGACGGGGTAGTCCCACTGGCGGCCCTGGATCTCCTGCTGCACCGGCGCCAGCGGCTGGTTCGGGCTCATCCACGTCGAGCCCTTGATCTCGGCGATGAACGCCCGGGCCGCGCTGGTGATCCGCGTCATGATGGGGTCGACCGGCGTCTCCCGGCCTGGTACCTGCTTGCCGCCGCGGTCAGCCATGGTCAGACCACCCCGCTGTCAGCCGGCGAGCAGAAGAATGGCCGGACGTAGAAATAACCGGGGTATCCGATCTTGACCTTTCCGGTGTTGTACAGCGCGATGAACTCATGCTGCTGGGTGGCGTCGAAGTGCTGGAAGTAAAACTTGGCCTGCTCCACGCTTTCCGTCACCCAGTGCGTACAGGCATCGGGGCCGAGTGGGCAGATCGACGGCGAGCAGTTCCGGTAGCTCCGTTTGAACGGCTGCCCGCCCATGTTCCGGACGTAGACCTTGTAGCTCTTGTCGGTCGGGCTCAGCTCCACGTCACCCGCGCGCAGGCGGGCCAGCAGCGTCACCGGGTTCAGGCTCCCGCAGTAGCTGCAGGTGCCGTCCGCCCGCCAGTGATCCCCGTGCTCGACCTGGTCATACACGAAGGGGCTATCTGGAACCCATGGCTCACGCCGTCCGCAGCGGTGCATGATCGTACCTCCAAGATTGATGAAGTCAGTACTCTGGCTTGGCGGTGCCGCCCTTCAGCGCCGCCAGGTGCGTGAACGCCTCGCCGCTGCTCTTGAAGTCCTTGCGGATCTCGCGCCCGGCCCACAGCACCTTCCAGACCGCACGGACCGCGTCATACTTGATCCGGTTCAAGACGTCGCCCATTGATGATAACTCCTATCTATGGACCAAAATAAAAAATTACCTGGAGAACATCAGCTACACCATTTCCTAAAGCTGTGGACCAAGTAAACGTAACTACAGATCCAGAAAGTGAATATGCTGGAGCTGCGCCAGAAGCACTTACTGACCTGATTCCAGTAGGTACCTTATGAACAATACTCAGGTCATTATTGAAGTAATTTATAAAATCGACATCAATTGACGTACTTACTCCGTCACCCACCACACCAACCGGATACCCAGAATCAGAACTTATTCCATTAGGGGCCAAGAGCTGCATTGCCATATCTGAAAACCCTCTTAAACACCGTCACCTGGAGTAAAACTCAAAGTATAGTTTCCAGCAGAGCCTACCGGAATCACACCCATCGTCGTTGCGTTTGGATTGCAGCGCACCACGCGCGTTACGCCCGGCGCCACGTAGAACCCCACCGACCCGGCGGCGTTGTTGGCTGCCGGCAGCGCCGTGGCCCCCGCGCCACCCACGCCGTCGGCCCGGCAGAACATCCACACCGTGCTCTGGTTGTCGACCTTCAGCGCGTTGCACCCGACAGGCGCACCCTGGTTCAGGGCGATCGTCTGCAGGGCGGCGCTGCTGGTCCAGCTCATGAGAACCGTTTCACCCTGGGGAAGAAAGGCTTCGGCGCTCACGTCAGGCTCCGGTCGTCTGGTGGTTCCACGTCGCACCGTTCCAGACCTGGGCATAGCCGAGCGTCGTGTTCTGGTAGGTATCACCCACGAAGCGGCCCGTGGCTGGGCGCTGGGCCGTGGTGCCGCCGTAGCCCATGTTGATCCAGCCGTTAGCCTCCAGGCCCTGGGCGTCGAAGTCAGGCACCAGGATCGGACTCCCGGGCGTCGAGGTATAGGTACGTCCGTTGACCTTCGTAGTGTCATTGCGGACGGCTGAGGGGTGCATCATCATCAAACCTGAGCTGGTGGTCATCGGTGGACTCCTGAAGGGCAGCAGGCGCGCCCGGCCACGGACGCACGCGGGTGAGCACGATTATATACCCGTGCTTGCCGGACGCGGCCCGATCTTCGATGCCAGGAGCGCCGCCGCCTTGTTCCGGTAGTGATCCAGCATCCCGGTGCTGACCTCCACTCCTGCCAGCCGGGCGAAGGCGCGGCTCAGGGCGTCGACCTGGTCCTTGAATCCCGTGTTCGGAAAGCTGCGCAGCTCGTTCTTCAGCGCGTGGTTCCATGGACCGGTGACCATGTCGAAGTTGCCAGCGTTCATCTGGCTGGCGACGGGCTGGGCACGCGTCACCTTGCTGCCCGACTCGGGCGAGTAGTGCAGGATGTACCCCGCCAGCTGGTTCACGTAGTACAGCACCTGGCTCTTGCCCGCCTGGCCAGGGTCCTGCGGCAGGTCGATGGGGCACTTCACGCCGTCGCTCCGGGCCGTCGACGTGATCGCCGCCTCCACGGCGTCAGGCAGCCCACGCAGCCGCTGCACGTCGGCAATGATGAAGCGTCCTGATGGCCGGCGGCCCAGCTTCAGCCCGACGGTCCATGCGGGTTCACTCCCCGGCTTCTGCTCGCTCGCGGCCAGGTCCCACGCACGCACCCACTCGATGGGCTCCGCCGGCAGCACGTCTAGCACACGGATCAGGTCGGGCTTGAACATTGCGCCCGAGCGCGGATTGGGGCGCTGCCCCAGCTGGGCCGCCGCACCGTATTCGCCCAGCTCGGTCTCGAGCCGCGCGGTGGCCGCCTCGTCGTAGCGCTGCGGGCACAGCAGCTCGCCCTCGACCGTGCGGGGATCGTCAAACCCCAGCGACGTGCGCAGCAGTCGCGGGTGCCCGGCGGTCGGCACCTCGTACCGCATTGGCAGGCACAGGTGGTCCCAGCCGCCCTGGGCGAGCAGGTAGCCCGTCAGGTCGTTGGCCGCCAGCCGCTGCATCACGATCACCGCCGCGCTGGTCTTCGGGTCGTTATACCGCGTGCTCATCGTCTCAGACCACCACAGCACCGCGTTATAGCAGCCCAGCTCCGTGTTGGCCTCCTTCGCGTTGATCGGATCGTCGACCGTCAGGAAGTCGCCGCCCTCGCCCGTGCCGCCCGACTCGACGCTCGTCACCACGCGGTAGCCGTATTTATCATTCTGGTACCGTGTCTTGACGTTCTGGTCGCTCGTGAACTCGAACAGGTGCCCGAAGCGCTGGCGGTACCACGTAGACTCCATGAGGCGGCGCGCGTTGACCGCATCCCGGGTCGCCAGCTCCTTCGCGTAGGACGCGGTGAGAAACTTCGCAGATGGCCGCTGCAGCCAGACCCATGCCGGCCACAGCACGCTGACCAGGGTCGACTTGGCGAAGCGCGGCGGAATGTTAATGATGAGCCGCAGGATCTCGCCGCGGGTCACCGCCTCCAGGTGCTGGCAGATCGCCGCGATGTGCCAGTTGTCGATGAATGTGGTTCCGGGCTCGATCACCGGCCATGCCGCCTTGACGAACCGGTAAAAGTCGCGCCGCAGCAGCTCGCCCTCGATCACGTACCGCATGTCCCACGCCTGGGCGAGCGCGAGGTCAAGCGGCAGCGGTTCCGTCCTGGGCCGCACCAGCTCCGAGCCCTCGTCCGGAAAGTCCCAGGGATCGTCGTCGAAGGGTGAATCAAAGTCGTCCGTCATCACAGCACCGTCCCGGCCGGAGCGGGGATCGCCGCCGCTGGCTGGTCGCCCTCCAGGTTAACACTGGCCTCGGCAATCATGGTCATCCGGCCCAGGATCGCCATCAGGGTCTCCAGCTGGTCTGGCGGCAGCGCCGCGATCACCGCGGGCGAGATAGCCATCGTGGCGATGGCACCCTTGACCTCGACCGCGACGGGCAGTTTACGGTGCATGTATGGCATGAGCTCCTTCGCCGCGAAGATCCGGTTGCCCATGGTCTCCGATGGATCACGCAGGATAGACGCAAAGAACTCGAGCGGCGTGATACCACCCGCCATGACCGCGAGCTGCTGGCGCTGCTGGTCTGTCAGCCGCGCTTTATGGGCGCGGTGCGAACGCGGTGCACCAGGCGGCTTGGGCGGCCGGACATTGCGG